AAGCTCCAGGTTGGAACCCGGCTGCCGGGCGTCGACAGGGATGCCGGCCTTGAGCAGGAGGGACGCGGCATCTCGATGTTCGCCGCCAAGTGGCGGCGGGCCCTGTCGAAGTGGGAAGGCAAGATCGCCGAGGACGGTGCGATACCGTCGCCGAACCACCCGCAGCCAGGCGCATCGTCAGCGCAGTTCGCTTCGGCCGTCGGGCAGATCCCGATAGAACCGGCGTTTCCGATCGACGCTTCGTCTATTCCGCCGCGTGATTGGATCACTCCCGGCCTGTTGCTGCGACGATATCTGAGCGTCCTCGTCGCCCCGCCAGGCTCGGGTAAAAGCGTCCTCACGCTGCATCTGTCCATAGCCAACGCGGCCAACATGGAATGGGCAGGATGGACGCCGCGCAAGAGCGCGAAGACGCTCATCATCAATGCCGAGGACGATGGCGACGAAATGCGCCGCAGGTTCTACGTGGCGGCGCTTGCAATGAACGTTTCGCAAGAACAACTCGCCGGCCGCATCCTGCTCGCCAGTGCTCCCGAGAGCATCGTCATCGCCAAGACGGACAGCAGAACCAAAACGGTCGTGCGTACGCCGCTGCTCGAACCGCTGATAGACGCGATCGTTCAAGCGGGCGTGGACATCGTCATCGTCGACCCCTTCGCCGAGACGTTCGAGGGCGACGAGAACTCGAACTCCGAAGTGAAATGGGCGGGCATCCTATGGCGTGAGGTGGCCCGCAGGACAGGCACCGCAGTCCTCCTTGTTCATCACACCAGGAAGTACGCCGGTGGCATGGCCGGCGATGCCGACGCTTCCCGCGGTGGTGGGGCGCTCATTGGTACGGCGCGCATCGTGTCGACGCTCTTTTCCATGACAGAGGAAGAGGCGGCGATCATGGACGTTCCCGCTGAACAGCGCGGCGATTACGTGCGTTTCGATGACGCCAAAGCCAACCAGTCACGCGTGAGCAAGACCGCCCGCTGGTTCATCAAAGATGCGCGCACACTGCCAAACGGCAACGGCATCATCCCCGGCGACGACGTCGTGACGCTCGTGCCATGGAAGCCCCCCGGCCTGTTCGAAGGCGTCAGCTTCGAAACCATAAGTCTCGCCCTGGAGATGATCGACCGCGGTGTTCTCGATAACGACGGGAGACCGACCGGACATTTTTACACCCAGCACTCGACATCGACCAACAAGGAGCGATGGGCCGGAAAGGTCGTCGAGGAAATCCTCGGCTGCGATGAGGACAAGGCCAAAACCATCCTCAAGGAGTGGGTCGCGTCAGGCGTCCTCACGCCATTCGAATATGCCGAACAGCGTGGCGGCGGAAGCGGTCCAAAGACCAAAACCGGGCTCCGCTACGATCGTTCGAAACGCCCTGGAAGAGTCGAAGAATGACACAACCCCAGGCTGAAATTGAATTGACGTACCGCGACCGGTTTGGGCGTCTGGAAAGAACAATTCTGGTTATACCAATTCGCCCCACTCCAATTTTGGACCGGGGCGAGAGTGGGGCGAAATCCGCCCCGCTCTCCCTGTCGCGCTGGGCCCTACAGGCCGCTACCGGGGCGGACCGGGGCGAAGGCGCCCCGCTCCCCCTCCCTGACGGGGGCGGTCGTGGGAGCAAGGCCCGCCCGGTAGGGCAAGCCAGCGCGACTCGCGCGCGACGGCGACCGGTGGATACAACCCGGAACACAACCGACATCGATTTAGTGGAAGCGGAGCTGGCCGACCTCATGTCGGCGCGTTCGGCCTGGGCGAAAACCAAAGCCGGATGGCGCCGGTGTTCAGCCGCGAGCGCGGCATCAAGGACGAGGTCCGGCGAACTCACGACGAGACCGACAGTGGGAGGATCGTCTTCCTCTTCGCCGGCAAGGGCGAGCGTAAGCTGCTCTTCGCCGAACTCGATGATCTCGCCGAGGCATGGATGCCGGAAAAGCGCGAGCGGAATGCCGCCAACACCGAGGTCAAAAAAATCCAGAGCGAAATCGACTTCCTCGCGGGGCGGCTGAAAAAAATGAAAGCCAAACGGCAGAAAGGAGAAAAACATGCCGGCGGTTAGGAAAAGGAAGACAAAAGCTCAAAAGTTCTTAGAACATCATGACAGAGAAGAGGAAATAGGGAAGTGGGGTGATTGGAAGTTAGTATATCTACCATGGCGCCATGATGAAACTTGGTACAATCTCAAGCTCTATTACGACAAGCGGGGGCCTAAAAACACATGGCGCTTCGGATGGAACGGGGAGCGCTTCTCTAAATCAAGGGATTTCTCTCTTCTGGAAAAGAAACATCCTGAGATTCTCTTTCTAGTCATGTCGGTAGTGAGATCGCTATGACCAAGCCCCCCACCAAGCCCGTCGACCGCCCCAACCACCCCGCTGTCCCGCCCTGGCACCAGACCCACGGTACCTACATCGCCGGAAGATCCTTCCTCGACGCGGTCGACCTCCTCGCTGCCGAGATGGAGGCGAAGTGGGGCGCAGGGCGTCTGCGTCTCCTCGTCCCCCAGCTCATGCGCGAACGCTTCGACCGACAGCGCTACCTGCTCAATCAAGCCGTCTGGCATGGCGACCTGGAATCAATCCGTACCCAAGCCCCACGCATGGCGACCGCCTGGCGCGCCCTCGACGAGCAAGCTGCCCGTGACGGCCAAGGCCGCCTCGGCGACATGGTCTGGGAAATCACCCTCGGCGATGGTGGCGTGGCGGCAATCGTCCCCGACGCCCACCACGCCAGCAAAGTCCAACCCGAAGGGCGTCACGTCAGGGTCTACACGTTGGACGAGATCGGAAGGCTTCTCACCGCCTTCCCCGAACTCGCCAAGGCGAAGGAAACATTCCCCGGCGCTACCGTCATCGCCGCCAAGCGAACCATCGCCGACCCCCTCGACGCTATCCCCGACACCCAGCACGCCCTCGACGATGACCTCGACGAACAAGGCCCATTCGATGATTGGCGGTGAATTATGGCCCCTGGGTCTATAGGAGGTGGCTCTATAGACCTTGGGGCCATAATTGTAGATGCCCGCACACCGCAAGCCAGGCCCGCGTAACCGTAGCGGACGAGTCTCCCGCCGCCTCGTCCATATCGCCGAGCGCGACGCCATGACCGAACGCGAAGCCAAAGCCGTCGCCATCAACGCCCGTATCCGCCACGGCATCCCGCCCGAACAAGCCGACCTGGTCGATGCCGGGCGCCCTAATGCCGGCACGGTCCATGGTAGACTTGCGCTAGGAGGCTCGCTGACGCCCGAGCAGTGGCGGGTGGCGGAATGGTACATCCGGCGCCATGACGCCTATCAGCGGGCTTCCCTGAGCCCGGGAAGGCGTAAAGCCAATATGCCCGAGGACGCCGATCCCGACGACTATGCCGCCCGGTGCCAGGCCGCCATCGGCGACTGGGCCGCCATCGTCGACTGCCTCGTCAAAGCCTCCATCGCCAAAAACCTCGAAGACGGGTTCGCCATGCGTACCGACCTCGCCACCATCCTCGACTGCATCCTCGTCCGCGAACTCGACCTACCCGACCAGACCGCTACCCTCCGTCGCGGCCTCGATGTCCTCGGTTCTCAATTCCTGAACAATGAGCCTTGACATCGTTCACTAAGCGCGTACCAATCGGCACGTTCGGTTCCATCAAAGCTATGCCCCAACCCGCCAGCCCCCCGCTGACGGGTTTTTTCGTGCGAGGACCGTCTTCGCCTTCTCGATGCCTAACGCATCCGCGAGCTTGAGCAACCTTAGAACTGATTCAGGAACAGCGGAGACGCCAGCTTGGTAGCGGTATGCCTGCCGCTCGGTTACGCCGACGAACGAGGCAACAGCTCCGGCTGTGTCGAGACCAAGGCGGTCGAGAAGGGCGGTGTAGGTCATTACCATGACACCACTGCTGTGATCTCTTTGCCTACGTAGCAAATTGAATTTGGGCCGTAGAGTTGGCAATCGCTGCGGGTGTGGGCGGCGCGCTTGGCAGCGTTCATTGCCTTTGATTTGTCCTCAAACGTGCCGATCTGTTTGGTTGCGATAAGGCCGGCTTCATTGGTGTAGACGGTGGCGAGGTGGTAGGTCGTGGTCATCTGCGTTACTCCGTTCATGACTGACAATATGTCATAGTCAGGAGGAGGTGACAATATGTCAGCTAATCACGAAATGTTTCAGAGGGGCTAGCCCATGACCGCTGCTCTCATCGGCCTCATCTTCCTGGTCATCATCGTCGGCATCGTCGTCTGGATCGTCCTCCAGCTCGTCGCCATGCTGCCCATGGACGCCGGATTTCAAAATATCGTCCGCGGCCTGATCATCGTCGTCGCTATCCTCATCGTCGCATACCGAGCCCTGCCACTCCTCGGACTACCAACCCCATAATGGCCGGCGTCAAAGGTAAAGGCGGGCCTAAGCCGCAAGTGCCGTTCTCGATGAAGCTCATGGAGAAGATCTGCGAGCGGATCGCCCAAGGCGATAACCTGGCACAGGTTTGCGATGAAGTAGGAATGCCTAGCGAGTCACTTGTAAGATATTGGGTCGCGCAAGACCGCGATGGAAGTTTTGCGATGTACGCGCGTGCGAAAGAAATGCAGTTAGAGTGGTGGGCCGAGGATTTACTTGAGATTGCTGACGCGACGGCTAACGATTACGAGAGCGTCAACAGCGCGCGGGCTCGGATAGACACTCGCAAGTGGCTGATGTCGAAGCTGGCACCGAAGCGGTTTGGCGATAAGGTCGAGCACTCGGGCGGGGTCGTCATCAGGCACGAGGACGATCTTCGGAAGCTCGATGAGCTGGACAAGCTGAAATGACCGAGGACGAGCGTCTGGCGCTCAAGCGGCGGCTGCGTAACGATCTCGTCGCCTATGCCGCCCGCTGCCTCACCATTCGGGCCAAGGACGGATCGCTGGTTCGCCTCGATTTTAACAGGGCTCAAAAACACATCCACAAGCGCCTCGAGGACCAGAAACTCCACACCGGCAAGGTGCGTGCGCTGATCTTGAAAGGGCGACAACAGGGCTGCTCGACACTTATCGGCGCCAGGTTTTACCATGCGGTTACTCATGCGACCGGCCGCCGGGTGTTCATCTTGACGCATGAGGACGCGGCGACCGCCAACCTGTTCGAGATGGTCCAGCGGTTTCACGATCATGTGCCGCTGCAGCTTCGGCCGCAGACCGGCGCGGCCAATGCCAAGGAGCTTGCGTTCTCGGCGCTCGACAGCGGCTACAAAGTGGGGACGGCCGGCACCAAAGGCGTCGGCCGGTCGAGCACGATCCAGTACTTTCACGCGTCGGAATGCGCATTTTGGCCGAATGCCGAAACCCACGAGGCGGGCATTCTGCAGGCCGTCCCCGACGAAGCCGGGACCGAGATCGTCCTTGAATCGACCGCCAACGGCCTCGGCAACATGTTTCATAGGCGATGGCGGGATGCCGAGCTCGGCGTCGGCGATTACCAGGCGATATTCGTGCCGTGGTTCTGGCAGGAGGAATACGTCCGGCCCCCTGGTCGGCAGTTCGTGCTCGATGTCGAGGAGGCCGAATACGCCGAGGCTTATGGACTGAGCGACGCGCAGATCGCCTGGCGCAGGGCGAAGATCATCGAGCTGAAGTCACCTGTCCTCTTCAAGCAGGAATACCCGGCGACGGCTGCCGAGGCGTTCCAGATGAGCGGCCACGACAGTTATATCGCCCCCGAGCTGGTCGCCAGGGCCCGGCATACGCGGGTCGAGCCGCACGGGCCGCTGGTGATCGGTTACGACCCGGCGTGGAAGGGCGACGATCGCTCGTCGATGGCCTGGCGGCGAGGCCGGTCGGTCTACCGCATCGAATCGAAGCACGGCATCGACACCATGCAGGGCGCCGGCTGGGCCAAGCAGATCATCGACCGCGATCGGCCGAAGCGGATGTTTTTGGACGTGGGCGGCATCGGTGCCGGGATTTACGACCGGCTGTGCGAGATGGGCTACGACGAGGTCGTGATGCCGATCAACTTCGGCTCGTCGCCGCTCGAGCCGCAGCCCGAGGACGTCAATGGCGTCCAGCGTGGCGGGCCGCGGAACAGAAGAGCCGAGATGTGGATGTGGCTGAAGGACTGGCTTGAAGATTCGGCAGGCGTCTCGATCCCCGACAGCGATAGCCTGCAGGCCGACATCTGCGGGCCGGGGTACAAGTGGGACAGCAACACGCGGCTCTTGCTCGAAAGCAAAGACGATATGAGACGTCGCGGGGTTCTGTCGCCTGATGAGGGTGACGCGGTGGCGCTGACGTTCGCCGAGCCGGTGGCGCAAGAGGCCAGGTACGAGGCGCCGGTGCGGGAATGGGTGGTGTGAGCCTCGACGATGACGCCTGCGAGGATTGCCGGTTTGTCTATAAGTTCAAGACCGCCAACGGTGACAAGGTGCTTTTTACTTGCCGCCGATACGCCCCTCGGCCGTTGCCTGGGACGACGGTGACGGCTGCGGACGATTGGGTTTGGCCACGGGTTTCTGCGCGGTCGTGGTGTGGCGAGTTCGAGGCCGCCGTGTGAATGAACGATCTCATCGCTATCGCGGCGGCGACGTTGATCTTCACCAGTGTAATAACGTGGCTGGTGACGCTGGTCTACTTCCTCGGGGTCGTCTTTCAACGCCCGTGGATGATGGGGCATGGCGTCGTGAATGACTGCCTGCTGATCGCTGGCCTGGGCATGGGGGTCGTGGTCAACCTCTGCGGCTGGCACATCATCCGGGGCAAGGTGAACAGGTATCTGGATTCGATCGAGGCGGCCGAATGACCGGGATCACCTATCCGCCCGAGATGCTGCCGCGGCAGGAGGACGGCGACGGCGAGGTCTGGGTCGTGCCTCCCGACGACAGCTTCGGCTGCTGGCAGCTCGGGCAGGCGATCTACCGGGAGCGCGGCGTCAGAGCGGGAGCCTTCCGGCCGGTGACGGCGGCCGAGCGGCGCCAGGCTGCTGAGGGGCCGGTGCCGGCGGCGAGTTTCGATGCGTTAGGGCTTAGGGTTTTCGATCGGACCCATGGTGACATCCCACCACAAATCAAACTTGATTTTTAGCGGTGCGAGGTCGCCGGCAAGTTTGGCCCTGGCCTTGGCGATTGCGGCAGGGTCGTGAATCACTGTGACGATGGGATGGGTCAGGTCGATCATGGGATGTGTCGGATCATCGTTCATACGGCAATTGTAGTATTGGCTCTCGCCGGCTGCAACACGGTGGTGATCGACCAGTCGACGACCTTGCCGGATGCGGCGACGTTCGAGGCCGACGCGATGGAGCGTGACCGCCTGCTTCGGCAGGGGATCATCGACACGAACTTGCGATTGGATTC